AGATCTTGGTTTTTTCAATATCTATATTATTAACATCAATATGCTTTGTAACGTCTATCAATCTCCCTTCTGCATACCAATCCTCTAAAGGTTCTATTTTGAACGTAGTGTTATTTGTAGGCGTACATGTTAAATTGAACTGTTTTAATATACCTGAAACAAATTCTGATATTTTCATATCAGGCATATTATTAGATAAGTTCATATCCATAGTAAAGTTCATGCTTGCCATAGTTGCAAATGCACTACCCCAGAGCGTTTGAACTCCATTTATATAGTATGTAATAAAGATATTACCATTTATAGTCGTATTTTGTGCAGATCTAACTTTAAACGAATATTTTTTATTTAATCCGTTATTTACAATATCTATTTTTGTAAAGTTTGCCAAAGATGATGTACCTGTTGGATTCTCTACAGTAGTTATTAAAGAACCATTTTCGTAAACATCTAAATATATCTTATTAGATGAACCATTCGGGTTGCTATAAATTTGAGCTTCTAATTTAATTGTACGAGATAAAAGACCAGAAGATGAAGCGAATGGAACTGTATCTTGATTAAAAACTACTTCATTTGTGTCTAAATCAATCACATTTATTAAGGGTTGTGTTCCATCTACAGTCGTAGCTCCTTTAGTAGTTAAATCAACATCTTTTGTATTGGATAAATTATCTAAGTTATCCTTATTCTTTAACCACAAATATAAGTTGGTAAAGCGTTTATCATTTAGAAATAAACCCTCAAAACTTATTCCGTATTTCGTTTCTATTGCATCAAATATTCTTGCTACTCTTATGGCTGGGAAAAGCTCATAATAATGCATATGATGAGAGTTTTGACTAATGTCTTGTGAACCTCCTCCGCCATAAACCCAAACACGAGATGAACTAATTAAAGGATACCTTACATCATAACTCGAATTTGATGTGATCCGTGTTTGTACTTCAGACCCATTGTATGCGTGAGTATAAGCTGACATATCTAACGTGTTGAGCTTGTCCTCTCCAAAATAGTCTTGAAGCGTTCGTATGTCTCCGTAAAAAGTTACACTATAGCTTTGTACACGACCTTTCTGTAGATTGGCTTTTTCAAGTTGTATCTTCCCAGTTCTAAATGGTATTAAATCTATTTCAATTCTTGCCGTTCGTCTTATCTGATAATCTAAAGAAGAGTTAATAGCACTTTCATAAAAATGTTGAAATATAGCGTTGTTTCGTTCTGAAGCAGGGACGGTGAAACTCTGTGAAAAATCAGTAAATACTTTGGCAATGTCTTGTACGTTTTGAACACTTGAATTAATTTGTATTACTTCATCTTCAAATAGCTCAAGACGTTGGTTTTCTATATAGATATGAACTTCACGCATTAGATCACATTGTTAATTATATCAAAAGCATATTGGAACTCTAAAGTATAGTTTATCATTTTCGTGTTTATATGCTTTTGTAATTCGACTGATTTAGTATTTAACTTAACAGGACGGTTATCTAATAGTATTCTTTCGCTTGTCATTAACTCCCTTAGATTATCGCTAAAATCCTCAGACACCCAATCTGTATTTACTGTAATGTTTTCAGTATAATTTGTGTTGAATATTTTACACTGCCCCTCTTTGGTATCATAATTAACAAAGGCTTGATATAAATTGTATTCAGAGTTCTCAACGTTAATACTGTTCTTTGATGCTTTAAAGAAATATTCTCTTTGCCATGCTCCATAACGGTTTATAAAGTCACAGCATATAGGTGTATATTTACATTCCGTCTTTGGCTTGAATGTACCAATTAAAGCGCACGTTTCGCCTCCACCTCTACAAATTGAAGTTGTACACCCCTTAGCCATGTAATTACTAAATACTCTCGGTATTATGTACCATCTCTCTAAAGGAAGTGCTACTCTCGTGAGGGCTCCAGTTCCTAATTCTAAATAAAATACTTCCTTATCTTCTCCGCCTAAAGCCGTAAAATTACCAGCTCTTTTGAATGGTTCGTTATTTAAGTTTGCACCTGCAACATAATGGTAATAGTAAGTTTTAGGATTCAATAAAAACTCCCCTAAATTCTTATTGTATCCTTCCGTATACAAGCCGTACCCATCAAACCCATAATGATTTTCAGTAGAACCAACTTGAGTCCATGTACTACCTACTCGCTTGTATCTTTTTACTTGAACATTACAATATTCCTCTGATGGTAAAAATGCAATAGCACTATGATTATTTGTAAATAAAGGATGTGAAAGAAATTCTTTTATATAAGGCGAAATATTATAAGTCGTTAATCTATTTGAAGTAGAAGGTATTAATTTACTTAGTGTATAAGTTGGATTTGTTGGAGCTGATCCTGTGCCGTTCCAAATCCTCAACTCTATCTTTGTTTCTACTTGGTCATTTTCGTTTATCTCTACGATATATGGTGAGCGTGCAAATATATATGCCATTACTTTGGTTGTTTAATTATATCAAAAAAAGCCTTGCTTGTTTCAAGTCCGTATTTCTCTATTAACTCTTCAGGTAGGTTTTTGTACGCTGCTTCGAATGGCTTTGTGAAAAATAAACTCGGTTTAATTCCCTTTGAGTATATACTTTTTGTCAATACCCATGCGGTACTTTTATAGCTCATGAATTTACCGTTTTCATTCTTAAATTGGATACGCCTACTCTTTACCCACTTTTGCATCGCCTCTGTGAGTCCGCCTTTCCTTCCAGTACCTGTTCCGAACTTAAAAGGTGAATTAGGTGCTTTAGACGAACTGTTCTTACCCCTTACTCCTTGATCTTGGTAAGCTCCATATTCTTCCATAGAAAAATACATGGATATAGAATTAGGCATGACTTTAACATCGCCTTTAATAGACTGATGCAGCTTTTTAGAAACGTTTTTATCCTTTTGTGTAAGGTTGCGCTTAGCTTGGTTTACTACATGATCTCTAAAGCGTTCTAAGGCTTTTTGTATTTCGTCTTTTTGCATCAGCAGATACTCATTTCGTTAGGCACTACCAAATCAAATGTCATAGTCCATCCTGCAAGTAAATTCTCAAAGCGTTCTGTAAATGGTTCGCAACTTGGCGAAGTTTCAATCTCGTAGCCTATATCACTCAACGCGCCATTATACATGGAAGCAGCTAATCTTTGAAGAACTGCAAGCTGAGTATTTAGTACGTCTTGTTCATTATCATTCCCTCTGAATACGTCTGTTGTTTCACTCTTAGAAATATCCACTATATCCATAGCAATAACGCTAATATTGAATCTAAGTACTGTCTGATCAACTGTCACATTATTTACCATAATATGTGACAAAGGGAATATAGTCTGTTTATTCAAGTCTACTTCAAATATACTTCCTTCTGTGACCGTGTTTACGAACGGACTTGAAATCAATTCGTTTTTTAGTATTTCGGTTACGCTATAAAATCCTACCATTTCTGTTGCTGTTTTTTAATCTGTCTTATTTCTATTTCCGTCTTTTGCTTCTCAAATGTTAAGAAAGTCAATATTTTAACAAGTGGTTGTTTTGTAACTCTATCGAATTCAAGAATGTTTCCTTTAGCTGCTGCATAGATTGACTGATACCATCCCCACTGCTTTCCGAATTGAGCTTGTTCGCTCCAGTCGTTTTGCTCATCTTCTTCGTCTCTCTCTCCAAATAATCCGCTAAAGCTTCCAACAATTCGAGTCCTAAAGTCCAAAAAAAAACCGATGCGCCCAATGCTATGCTTACAGGTGTTAGCTTCATAAGCTCCGCAAGTTCTGCCGTTCCTTCATATTCCATGATCTCGTACTTGTCACCTTTCGTCTTTGTGATGGGTCTGTAAAGTACAGCCATAGCTTTATGCATATTCTCCCAGCTTGATAAATACTTTTCTGCATCTATATACTCACCCCATGAAATTGTTTCCAAATTGGGAACAAATCCAAATTCTATATCTCCTATTTTGAAGCGTTGTTTAAATGGGCTTTTCGCCGAAAATAAGCGGTTAAAATGTTCAACCATGTCAGCGAGGTCTGTAGCTTTTATTCTAACTACATCCTTTAACTCTATACCACAGAATAATGAAACCATCTTTTCAGAGATAAATGCTTCATCATTTGAACCCTCAACTGTCTTACTGAATTCTTGATAAGCTCTTAATGGTATTTCGTCTAAACTTGTTGGTATTAACAATTCTAACTTCATAGTATTTTAACTTTTATTTCGTGTTTCTGTAGTTCATAACATGATTATACGCTTCATTTAACATTATGATGTGCTTCCTTATATTAAACATATCATCAAAGACTATACGCACGTTCTTTCCTGTACGTTCTTTTATGTACTCTTGTACAACTGCTATCATTTCCTCAACGGATGGCGTATGTTCCATAACTTGTATTTAGTCCTAAAGTTTCCATCTCATGGTAACGTAGTGCATCTATAGCGTGATCTGTGCCTATAGGCTTGTTTAATCTAACTCCTGTCTTATCTGTATCCCAACAATATGCCCTAAGTTCTTTGATGAGGTTAGTGCTGTCTGACGTTATTAAATATTCCTGACGTTGCATTACGTCTATACCGTAATTGATAGAATCCTTGCCCTTTGTAACGCCTTTTATCGTTATTCCTTGCCTTCGTATCTCTTCAATACTTTTAGGCTCTGCGCTATCAGCATAAACAGCAACATTTTTAGGCAATTCCCTTGCTATATCTGTGTTTAACATTCCATTTCTGTAAACTAATTCCTTTACAATTCGTAAACCGTTGTATGTATATATAGCCACTATTGCTGTAGGGTCAACACTATAACCAAAGTCTAAGCCTATACCTATCAATCTTGCTTCGGGCGGTATAGTATCTATTAACTTCCAGTTGTTAAAAACTACTCCTTCAAGGCTTCCTACCAATCCTAATCCATAAACATTCCACCAATTACGCCAATACTCTGAGGTCTTCGCCTTTTCCTTGTTCTTTTCTATTTGGTCTATTATGGATTGGTCTAAGGCTTCGTTATCTAAGTAGGTTAAGATTATAAAGTCGCTATCAGGTTCGTCTTTTAGTTCCGTATGTACCCAAAACTCATTTGCAGGGTTAAAGTCCAAATAAACCTCTTTTTTTGTACGTATTGCTAATTCGTTGTAAGATTCGAATGTCACGTTATTACACTCATTTATGTAAAGTACATCCCTTCTTGCTCCACGTAGTTTAGATGAATCATCAGCACTAAAGAACTCTATTATACTTCCGTTCCCAAATTCATAGCGTAAAAGCGACTTATTGAAGTGTTCGTCATTATATCGACCTGTCCACTTCATTATCTTAAGAAAGTCTTTTAAAGCACCTCTACGCAAGTGTGGTACGGTTTCAGCCACTACACTTATCTCAAGTCCTGAATGCCTTGCTGCTTTGTCTATGAGTATCGGTAATATACCGAACGTCTTACCTGCATGGTCGTCCCCTCCTACTATCTTCAGAGGGGACTAAAGAGCGGAAGTTCCACCCTGTATAATCTTAATACGATTCTTCAGGGCGAGAATCTTCCTAATTGATGTAGTTACTTTAAACATATTTAATCTTCGTTTTCTTCCTCCTCTTCTGATTCCAAATTAAACAATGGCTGCTCTACTATTGTAGTCTGTGTCTTCTCTACAAGGTTATTTAGACGCTGTGTAATAGATGGATTGTACATTCCTGCCATGCCACCTTCGATTTGGTCTGAGCGTACTTCCCTGCGTATACGTGAGCAGATGGTTGAAAAGCGTTTATATCTTCCTCTCGAATTTGCAAAATAATTTGATAGGTCTTGAATTATACCTTCATCTGCACAATAGTTTTCGAAGCCTTCTATGGTTAGAGGTCTTTCTTTCTCTCTATATACCATTTCAGCGTCTTTGCCTACAAAGTCTTTTACAATAAAAGGATTTTGTTTCGTGTTTTTCTTATACGCTTGGAATAACTCCCATAGATGCTCTGGGCTGTGTATCTTATTAGGTCTTCCCATTTGTCCGTGTTTTAGTTCAATGAATAGTTATACACTTCAAAGTCTTCTTTACTTATCTCTTCCATGTGGATTAGATTAATGTCGTAATCGTAATACATGGTATATTCTGCTTCTGCTACTTCTAACATTAGCTTTATTGCATTCCATGTTTTTAAATGTAACTCAGGATTTATAATCACTATGTAGTAATTAGTTGTCACCTGTATTTTGTTCGGCTGCTTTAACATCATTCGTGTTTTCGTTAAAACTTGATACGCATACGGAAAATCTTTGGTCAATATCAGTGTACTCACTAACCATTATGTCGTCAGCCATGCAACGTTTAATAAATTCTTTCTCCGTTTCTGATCCGCTTGGCTTAGGAATTGGCATCTTTATACTCGTTATATATTTTTCTTAATTGCATTACTATATCTCTCCAGCATGAAG